TGGAGGTAGTACAGATACTGTAGTAGCAACTGGATCGTTTTCGGGTTCATTAACTGGAGAAGTATTAGGTAGTTCGACATCTACATTAACTGTTAATACCGCTGCGGGATCTGATAATAGTACACATTATGTATTATTTGGTGACGCAACAACCGGACAACAAACACCATTAACTGATACTACATTTACATATAATCCGTCTACAAATACATTAACGTTAACAGGATCATTAAATGTTAGCGGAAGTACTAACTCAAACATATCAGCAACGGCTACATCTAAAATTAATTTAAGTGCAATAAGTTCAAGTGGATATTTTGCATTACCATTATCTCAACCTAGCAATCCGGTTACTGGATCTGTATATGTTGATTTTACTGCTGGAAATTTTGCAATATGGGATGGGGTTACGTGGAGACTTATATCTTTTTAATTGATATTTATAATAAAATAAAGGAAAATTATGAAACTTACAAAAGAACAAATTTTAGGAATCGTTCGTCATGCATTAACATTTGTTGGGGGTATCTTTGTGATGAAAGGATTAATCGAAGAAACCGTAGTAACAGAAATCGTAGGTGGTGCAATGACACTTACCGGCGCTATTTGGTCTATCATAGAAAAGGCATAACATGGCACACTTGAATGAATGTGGTTGTAATTCAGAAATGGATCATAGCAATACTGATAACTACATGTTTTTTCAAAATTTAAAAACTATTAAGAAAATGGTAGATGCCATGTTGAAGATGGATCCTGCACATGTAGATCAAATACTTTCAAATGGACATGGTTGGGCAGCAGATCATATTGCAACATCAAAAGATGATGTAGAAGAAGTTGGCGGATTTTTAATGAACTCCGAACATACAGATTACGGTCATATGTCTAATGACATTGCATACAATTCACAACAACCACAATTCGTTCCTGTTGGATTTAAGGATCAATTAAAAACTGTCATGCATGAAAAAATTCAAAAAGTCGATGGGGGTTGGGCAGTATATCCTAGTAAAGGCGGAAAACGTTTAGGTACGCATCCTACTAAAAAAGCTGCATTGAAACAATTAGCAGCAATTGAAATTTCAAAAATGAAAAAATAAAGTATGTTTGAACAAATTGTACATAGTATTAATTGCTATGGCAAAACAAAATTAGCTCCGTCGCTTGTATGTGACGGAGTTGGTGTTTTCGCAATAACAGAAATCGATTCCAATTATGTACTATTTGATGATGTTGAGCCGGATACCATCCATATTCCGTATGAAATGATTACAGATATATCAGTACGAAAACATTTAACATCTACATGTAATTCAGATGAATTTGGAATTTGGCTTTCTAGAACATATAATAATATTAATATGTCTTACTATATAAATCATTCAGACACGCCTAACGTATATCACGATTTAAAACAAGATAAATATGTTACAATACGTAGTATATTGCCAGGCGAAGAATTAACTTGTACTTATACTAAAGAGGAGATCGATTGGCTTACTTAAACGCAAACATACCGACAATAACTTGTTACATACGAAACGAGTTTTTATTTAATCATGAAAAAGGCCATGGCGATTTTACTGCAGCCGATGTGCATTCAGTGGCTTCTATTCAGAAACGATCGCCATTGTTTGAAGCATTTCTAGAAAATGGGGTAAATTGGACAAGACGTCCTATACATGCATTTGCTTGGAAGAAAGATGCTGAACGATTACCATTAACAGAACATGTATATTGGGATTGTTTTTCATCATATATTGATGTACAAGTTCGAGAAAGAATGGCAGGATTACGGGCTGATTTAATTTCTATAACAGGAGTTAAACGACAAGGAGTATACATGTTTACATTGGATTGGTCACATGAAAATCGAAATGTACTGGATACTAATTTTTCAGAAACACCAGAACATAAGTGTGGACATGTATTCAAAATGGATAATGGTAATTATTTTATTTATCCTAACAATCGTATTATATGGATGGATAATGCATGGACATATAATAGAATAGAAAAAAATCCAGGTTATCAAATTGATATGACAGTTTATTCGGTTGAAGGTAAAGCTGGATATGAAACGGATTATTCATATATGACTGAGTTTAACAAAGATAAATCTACTAAGTAATATATATTAATATGAAACTAATAAATTTACTATTCGAATCCAAACAAACTAACAATAAGTTTGAGGAATTTGCAGAGACTCGAGGAAAGGGTGCTGCCAAGATAGCTGCGACTGCTGAAGAAAAAGGCGGGTTAGCATTATTAACATGGCATCACTTTAAAGTAAAAGCTCCATACTATAAACGAGCTACCGCCGGTAAATTTGATATTGATTCTGCAAAAAAAGAATTTGATGAAACACTTAAAAAGATTTCATTGGATATGACTGCAATTGAATTTCAACGAGAAGTAGGACGTTTAGAAGTTTTAGGCGAATTGATTATACGAGAACAGTCTAAGTAGGAACGGTATGATACGGTTAAAGTCGTTGTTGAATGAAGATGTCGATTGGTACATAAGAGAAGATGGAGATTGGAATTATTCTAAAATCGAATCAAGTAAAAGTGCACGGGATATTGCGCAATTGCTTAGACGTTCCAGAGGCATATTCAACGATGACGAAGCTGTAGCAGAGGCTGCATTTATTGCAATGACTAAATCTAATATTTATGATGCAGTAAAAAAGTCATTAAGCCGAGATCCATATGGATATGTTTCATCTTTTATATCAACTGGTAACATGTATCACAAACAATCAATTGATACTTCCTATAGAAAAATTCTAGCCAACAAAAAGAAAGCTAGTACTACAGCTGCCGCAACTACTACACCCGCTCCATCCGGTAATCCCATGACTCAAAGTTTTAAAAATTTAATTAAAAGTTGGGAAAATAGCAAATCATATAAACCGGGAGGATGGAATCCAAAAAAAGAAAAATGGTATCCACATAAAAGTCCCGAAGGTGGAACTCCTACTATTGCATATGGACACAAATTAACAGAACAAGATGTACTCACCGGTAAATTTAAAAACGGATTAACTGACAGTGAAGCATTGAGATTGTTTGATTCGGATCTATTAACAGCACAAAACAAAGCAATGAAGTTAATTCCAAAATTTGCAAAACTTCCAACAGCAACAAAACAAGCATTGATTAATTCATGTTATCGAGGCGAGATGTCTAACGAAAAAATGCCGAAAACATTGAAATTGATGCGCGATGGGAAATGGAAAGAAGCTGCAGCTGAATATTTAGATAATGAAGAGTATCGCGAAGCTGGTGCTAACGTTCGTGGCAGAATGGAATGGAATGCACGTCAATTTGCGGCAACTAGTAAATTTGGATTCGTTTCATAAAATACTTATTATAAGTTATGGAAACAGAAAATTTTATTAACAAGCTATTGATATCATCTATCAATCACATGAAAACCAATTCTTGGGAATGGCCCGAACATTGGGACATGTCTCGCAAATTGCGTTTTCTAGATCAATGTTTGAAATATGCTGAACAAAATGAGTTTTATGAACAATGCGCAATTATCCGGGATGTCCAAAAAACAATCAACATCTAAACGAGGTCAATGGCAAATAATATTGCATGACGATGATCGTAATACATTTGATCATGTAATCGATTGTTTAGTTGAAGTTTGCGGCCATAATTATTATCAGGCAGTTCAATGTGCTACAATCACTCACAACAACAATCAATGTTCTATATTTGTAGATGATTGGTATACTTGTGAAGATGTCGGTGATATGCTGCAACGAAATGGCTTAACGATATCAGTTACAAAATTTAAAAACAAAAAACGATGAATTGGTTTCGTAAGATTAGAATCGGAATGCTTCATGCAACGTACCACAGAAACATGAAACGTGCTGAAGGTGCAAGACAACAGCAAGATGTCTTGCGTTTTAAAAAATACATTTACCGGGCCGAAGATGCTTGGAAACGATTGGTTATATTAACAGAAAAAATAAAAAAATAATGGGAAAAAAATCAGCATATTCTGGCGAGTCAGCCAAAGATAGATCCATCAACGCGATGGATAAATTTATTTCAAAAAATGCTGCTAAAAAGGCACATGAACAAATGTTACCGGGACGAAGAAAAGATCCTAACATTGCAATGGAATTGTGGCCTTTGAAAGACCAACTTGAATATTGGGAAAACAGAACCGATGCAGATCGTTTTGATGAAATGTATTCAGCCTATTCTACGTGGTATGCTGAAGTAAAACAACGAAGCGGAGTATATCATGCAACCTTTTTAGACTTTACAAGCAAGTTAAAAACCGAAATGAAAACGATGTGGGAGACTAAAACAACTCCTAAAGATGCGGTATTAATGTTGAGAAAACACGGAGTATATTAATGAGCCAACAGTATAAATACGTTTATGGACGAGGTCGATCTGCTTTTGATTTACCGGAATCTGATATTCGTTATGCTATGGCTAATACTAAATCAAATGCAGAAGCGGCTAGGTTTTTAAAGATATCATTTACTACCTACAAGAAATATGCTAAGATGTACGTTGATTCGGAAACGGGACGTACGCTGTATGATTTGCATACCAATCAAGCCGGTGTTGGAATAACAAAGGATGTATGCAAAGCATCGTCAGGCCCTTATTCTATAGACCAAATACTTCAAGGAAAATATCCAAACTATCCTACATGGAAACTGCGTAATCGATTATTAGCATTAAACATTTTTCCGGAAGCGTGTGCTTGTTGCGGATATGCAGAACGCCGAGTAACTGATGATACAGTTCCTTTGTTATTGGATCATATAGATGGAGATGATACTAATCATCGCGTAGAAAATTTGCAAATGCTTTGCTTGAATTGTTACTATCAACAAGTAGCAAATCCATTTAAACGAGACAAAGAATTGTTTTGGAATTATAATATGTTGGGTTGATATTTATTAATATGATATCAATGAAAACTCTTATAATTGAAGGACGTTACGATAGCATAGTGTCGGATTTATCTAACCGATTACTAAGAATCGTAAAAGACAGTTACAGTGCCGTTAATCAACGCAATGGAGAGTTTTCCGGACAAAAGATATATTTTAAACGAGGTGAATCTGTACCTAGCATAGATGACGATACAGCATTTCCTCACGTTTATTTTGAAGAAGTAGAAAACGCTACAATACCATTAGAATTCTATTTGCAATTCAAAATACAATGGATACAAGGATTTGATGATTATCGTGTCGGTGGAGATGCATACAACGAAACCAAACGAACTTCGGATGATATGCCTTTGATAGAAATACGATTGGAAATGGATCCGGCAGATTATCCTAAAATACTAAGCACGGTTGCAATGGATCTGCGTGACACTTTGCGTCATGAAATAGAACACACAACGCAATCCGGATGGAATACAATTGATAGCAAATACATTCCATCAGATCAAGCACTACGTAAAAAGATTCAATCAGGCCAATTGCCACCATCGCGATACTTTACATTGCCAAAAGAAACGCCGGCAATGATTCAAGGTTTATACACCAAAGCCAAAAAAAGCAAACGTCCATTCGCACAAGTAGTGAATGACTATTTGAACTTGTGGGTTAGCAACGGAACTATTACGGAAACGGAAAAACAAAACATACTTAAAACTTGGAAGACATATCTTCCTAAAATGGGAATACGTCAGGAGTTGTAATGACATTAGATGAATTTTTTAAAAACGAAGATTTACGACGTTGGGTCAAAGAAAAATGGGTTGACCAACATGGCAGACCTTGTGGCAATGACAAAACCAAAGGCGTAAAAAAATGTCGTCCTAGTCGCAAAGTTTCTAAGGATACTCCTAAAACATGGAGTTCATTTGATAAAAAAGAAAAAGATGCTCTCGTACGGCAAAAGCGTCGTGTTGGAATGGGTAAACGAACTCCGAAGGCTGAGGAAGTGTCATTAGAAGAAAAGAAAAAAGCAAAACGAGATGCGTGTTATCACAAAGTAAAGGCTCGTTACGATGTTTGGCCATCTGCATATGGATCATTAGCTTTATCAAAATGTCGTAATGTCGGAGCAAAAAATTGGGGAAATAAAACAAAGGAATCTATGGAAGAAATGTCAATATGCAATGGATGTGCAATTGCAATGTTAGAAGATATTAAAGCTGGTAAATTTGATGTAATCTCAGAGGCTAAGTATCAAGGACGTACCGTTAAATTAGGTAAACCAATGCAAGGTGATGTTAAGAAGTTTAAAGTTTATGTTAAGAATGACAAAGGCAACGTTGTAAAGGTTAACTTTGGTGACCCTAATATGAGAATCCGTAAAAGCAATCCAGCACGTAGACGTTCATTTAGAGCCAGACACCGTTGTGATACTCCAGGACCAAGATGGAAAGCAAGATATTGGTCTTGTAGAAAATGGTAATTTGGAATTTAAATTGTTTATTATTATAATAGGATATGGATATG